ACAATGTTAACGTAATGGGTGTAGAACATAATGATGTTGACCATGATTTAAAATGGTACATTGTTGGTAGTTTCCAGAATGATAATTTTGCAGGTAAAGATGTAGACGAAGGCTTGGGTTCCAAGTTAGCTGGATTAGGTCTTGCTGGAGCAATGGCTCTTGGCTCAGCAGGCGCCAATGCCAGAGTTACTCCTGATGGCCAAGGCGGTTTCACTGGCGGGCTAAAGCCAAGTACAACAGTGACAGCACCTGCTGATAATAAACCGGCCGCAGAAGCACCAAAAGGATTTAGCAAAGAATATCTACAAAAGGCAGCAGACCCAAATAGATTTGGTAGATACATGATCAGTGTTGAAAAAGCACAAGAATTGCTGAAGAACATGCAAGAAGCTGTAGCGGAAGGTTCACAGCGAGTTGATTCACTTGTGACCGACGCACTAAAAATAATGCAGGGTTCAGACGTAAATGATGCTGTACGAGCTCTAAAGACTGTGCTTGGAGATAGAGAATACAACGGCCGCCGTGGTCATTACAATTTCTATGTTCGACAACTGATGGATATGTATGGCCAGCAAGGTGTAACAGAAGCTGGTTACAGAAACTACGATGACAATCGCACAGGTTTTGGTAAGAATTCACAAGCATATCGTGCTGATGGTGGTGCCAACGATGAAGATCACGAAAGCGATCGTCGCCGTGAACAACAAGTGCAGTCCGGTACATGGTACATTCGTCTCAATGGAAAAATCATCAAAGACAAACAAGGCGGTCCTTATTCATTCCGCGGTAAGGCTGCCGCAAACAAAGCCGCACTAACAATGCAGGCTAAACTGTTCAATCAGGGCAAAGAGTTTATGTTGACTACCAATCCCAACGATAACCCTCAAGGTGTGGCGGAAGGCTGGAAAGATGTTGTTGCAGGTAGTGCAATGGCATTAAGTTCACTAGGTGTTGGCGCTCAAACAATGCCAAGCATGAATGGTCAACAAGTAGAATTAGCAAACAAATATTTTCAGGTCTTAGTGCAACGAGCAAAAGAAGATGGTAGAGAATTAGACACAAGAACATTGAATGTGTTGAAGGCAAAGGCACAAGATGCGGCTGCACAAAAGATGCAACAATCTAAGAAATCACAAACTAATTTTCCAAGTCAAGGCAGTGAGCGTAGAGTTTCTAAAGATATAGGTACTTTTGAATCGCAAGGCGTGGCAGAAGGCCCTGCTGTAGACGCATACATGGCAGGCAAGAGTCCGGCACTGGCTCACTTTGCTGATCAACTAGATAAGAGTACTGAAGTAAATTTTCAGAAAAACAAAGGTGTAGCGGAAGGTCAACGAAGCGGCTACGGTCGCGGCTACGCTAGTTATAAATCCAGCAAGTAAATCAATGCAAAACAACGAGTACCCAGTGTATCCTGAACAAGAGGGCGAATGGGATCGCCCTCTCAATCCCCACAGCCCAGTATAAATTATCAACTACTTTTTTTAAGAACACACCTTAGGACCGGTACTTGTTACCGTGGTGTAGGCGGCTGCTGCCTTGGACGGCCTGATTCGCTACCAGGAATCCAAAAGTGAGCATAATTACTATATGTCAAAATACAAACTAAATTGGATACAAAAACCACTAGTACAATTTCCAGCAAAAAATTTTCAAAATCTTGTTTGTCTTAGTCCTTTTGTGGGCATGTGCATTGATACAGATGGTGGAATAACATTATGTGGTTGTCAAGATTGGATGCCCTCCAAGGTTGGAAATTTATTAATCAATTCACTAGACGAAATATTGTCCAATGCTGGCAGTACCAATATACGTCAAAGCATCATCAACGGAACCTACGACTTTTGCAATGAAAACACCTGTGGAGTTTTAAAAAGTGATCTACTTAATGTTAAAGAAAATGTAGGCGATGATATTAAGCCCTTGCTTCTTGATGCATCTCGTTACATTATGCCCAAAGAGATTTGGGTATCCGGCGATCGCACCTGTAATCTCAGTTGCCCAAGTTGTCGAACGGAAATTATAAAAAACAATGATGCACAGACCGAACATCTAGAACACCTAGGGCAAACGCTAAAATCAAATCTGTTTTGTACACCCACTGATCGACCAATTGTACTACACGTGAGTACCAGTGGGGAACTGTTTGCTAGTCCAATGTTGTTGTCGTTTGTTAACACAATATCAACTGAGGATTTTCCAAACGTACAATTGGCTATACAATCAAATGGTTTACTGGTACCAGAACGATGGCATCGACTCGAGAGCATGCAAGAAAAAGTAAAATCAATTACCATTACCACTGATGCCGCAAGGCCCGCTACATATGAAAAATTGCGTCGTGGTGGACGCTGGGACGACCTACAACATGCATTATTGTGGATCTCTGAAAAGAAAAAACAAAATGGCATGCTGTTTAAAATTCGAATGATTGTTCAAAAAGATAATTTTGAAGAAATGCTAGAATTTTACAACATGGGACAGGAACTGGGCGTAGATTTAGTCGAATATGGAAGAATTGGAAATTGGGGTACATTTTCCAACGATGAATTTAAGTTGATTGATGTATTTAATCCCAAACACAGTCAATATCCACAAGCACAAGAAAACTTAGATCAAATAAAAAATCTTGACCGAGTAATTTTATTTGGCGGATTATAATTCTACCAAAACAGCCATATATTGTTGACCTAGGCAGGTAAACCTGTTATACTATGTTTTTAGGAGAACTCTCGTGGACAACAAAACATTTAATGGCGATCAAAAGATTAAACTTATTCAAATTATCAATGAAGGCATGCAAGTCATGCACGAAGTTGAAACTTTAAATGGCGGCCTAAACGATACCATTAAAGCCATCGCCGAAGAACTTGAAATCAAACCAGCTGTTCTTAAAAAAGCAATCAAGATCGCACACAAAGCTGAACTAGGAAAAACACGACAGGACCACGAGCTCCTGGAAACTATTCTCGAAACTGCCGGCAAAACTCTTTAAAGGTAAAATATGGCATTAGTACCAATGGTGCTGGAACAAACCAGCAAAGGTGAGCGTAGCTATGATATCTATAGCCGCTTGTTACGTGACCGTGTGATTTTACTTGAAGGTGAAGTACATGATCAAATGGCAAATCTAATTGTTGCTCAACTACTATTTCTCGAGAGCGAAAACCCAGACAAAGATATCAGTATGTACATCAACAGCCCTGGAGGTAGTGTCACTGCTGGTATGGCTATCTATGATACCATGCAGTTTATTAAACCCGATGTTAATACCATTGTAATGGGACAAGCATGTAGCATGGGAAGTTTGTTGGCACAATCGGGTGCCAAAGGCAAGCGCATGATCCTGCCTAATGCACGACACATGATACACCAACCTAGTGGTGGCGCTCGTGGCATGCAAAGCGATATCGAAATTAGCTACAAAGAAATTACCTATTTGAAGAAACGTTTAACTGAAATTTATGTCAAGCACAACTCAACGGGTAAAACTTTTGAACAGCTAACTGAAGATATGGATCGTGACAAGTTTATGTCAGCAGAGGAATCAGTTAATTACGGTCTTGCCGACAAAGTGATAACTACACGTGATATTTAATGTTAAGTGGAGATAAATGAGTTACATTGACGCACTATTTGATCGTGAGCACGATCGTATTCACATTGTGGGTCGTAAGAATGGACAAAGGTACTACGAAGAATACCCTGCCAACTACATCTTTTATTATGATGACCCTAGAGGCAAGTTTCAAAGCATCTATGGCACATCTGTCAGTAGATTCTCCACACGCAACAACAAAGAGTTTCGTAAGGAACTGCGAGTACAAAGTCACAAGAACTTGTACGAAGCAGATATCAAACCTGTGTTTAGATGCCTGGAAGAAAACTACAAAGGGCAAGACGGCCCTAAACTTAATGTAGCGTTCTTTGACATTGAAGTAGACTTTGATCCTGAACGTGGCTTCAGCAGACCCGATGATCCATTCAATCCTATCACTGCTATCAGTGTTTACATGGACTGGCTGGACCAGATGGTCACCTTGGTTGTTCCACCTAGGCACATGAGTGCAGAGACTGCAAATGAAATTGCTAGAGAATTCCCTAACTGTTTTGTGTTTGAAAAAGAAGCAGACTTGTTGGATACCTTTTTAAATCTTATTGAAGACGCAGATGTGCTGAGTGGCTGGAACTCAGAAGGCTACGACATACCATATACAATCAACAGAACAACTCGTGTGCTCAGCAAAGATGACACCAGGAGATTCTGCTTGTGGGGGCAACTGCCCAAGAAGCGTATGTTTGAACGTTTTGGCAGTGAAAATGAGACCTTTGACTTGATTGGCCGTGTGCATCTAGACTACATGCAATTGTATCGCAAATACACATACGAAGAGCGACATTCATACAGTCTAGATGCAATTGGTGAGTACGAAGAACTGGGATCAAAGACAGCATTTGAAGGTACCTTGGACCAGTTGTACAATCAAAACTTCAAAACATTCATTGAGTACAACAGACAAGATACAAAACTGTTGAGTGACATTGACAAGAAACTGCGTTTCCTAGACCTAGCCAATACCTTGGCACATGAGAATACTGTGTTACTGCCAACCACCATGGGTGCTGTGGCAGTGACAGAACAAGCAATTATTAATGAAGCCCACGAACGTGGAATGGTAGTTCCTAACCGTAAAGAAAGACTCACAGATGAAGACACGCAAGCCGCAGGTGCCTATGTTGCTTATCCCAAAAAAGGAGTCCACGAATACATTGGTAGTATCGACATCAACTCGCTCTACCCGTCAGCAATCCGTGCTCTTAACATGGGACCCGAAACCATTGTTGGTCAACTCCGACCGATAATGACAGATCATTTGATTCGAGAAAAGACCAGCAAAGGTTCCAGTTTTGCCGGTGCCTGGGAGGGCTTGTTTGCCACCATGGAATACACAGCAGTGATGGAACAGCAACGTGGCACAGAGATCACCATTGACTGGCAGTCGGGCGAGGAGACTGTGCATAGTGCCGCCGAAATATGGAAGATGATCTTTGATTCAAATCAACCCTGGATCTTGAGCGCCAATGGCACTATCTTTACCTATGCCACAGAAGGCATCATACCAGGCTTGTTAAAACGTTGGTATGCTGAACGTAAAGAAATGCAGGCCAAACTAAAAGAATGCAAAACAAAAGAAGATGAAGAATACTGGGACAAGCGTCAGTTGGTCAAGAAGATTAACTTGAACAGCTTGTATGGTGCTATTCTTAATCCTGGTTGTAGATTCTTTGACAAACGAATTGGTCAAAGTACCACTTTGACTGGGCGTAGCATTGCCCGGCACATGGATGCTCATGTGAACGAGTGCATACATGGCAAGTATGATCACACAGGCGAAAGCATCATTTATGGTGACACAGACTCCTGTTACTTTAGTGCATGGAGTGCTGTCAAAGCCGAAGTAGAAGCAGGTCGCATGGAATGGTCAAAAGAAATTGCCATTGCATTGTATGACTCTATTGCTGAACAAGTGAATCAAAGTTTCCCAGGATTTATGGAACAGGCATTTCATGTGCCAAGAGAAATGGGATCAATTATCAAGGGCGGTCGAGAAATTGTTGCCAGCAAAGGATTATTCATTACCAAGAAGCGTTATGCTGTGATGATCATTGACAAGGAAGGCAAGCGACTGGATGTGGCAGGCAAGCCAGGCAAGGTCAAGGCCATGGGCCTGGATTTGAAGCGCAGTGACACGCCCAAGGTCATTCAAGAATTTCTCAGTGACATTCTTAACGAAGTATTGATAGGTACCAAGCGTGAGATCATCATTGAAAAAATCCGAGACTTCAAGTACATATTTGCTGATCGTCCAGGTTGGGAAAAAGGTTCGCCCAAGCGTGTGAACAACTTGACCAAGTATGCGGCAGAAGAAGCCCGCTTGGGCAAAGCCAACATGCCCGGGCATGTTAGAGCAGCCATCAACTGGAATAACATGCGTAAGATGAACGGGGACAACTATTCCATGCAAGTGGTTGACGGTATGAAAACCATTGTGTGCAAACTAAAATCAAATCCCCTGGGCTGGACATCAATTGGTTATCCCACAGACGAACTACATTTGCCACAATGGTTCAAAGACTTGCCGTTCAACGATGGCGAGATGGAGGCCACTGTTGTGGATCAAAAAATTGATAACTTGTTGGGTGTACTAGAATGGGATCTTGCTAGTGCAACCAACACAGAAAATACATTTCAAACATTATTTGACTTCTCATGAAATTAAGTTCTCTTGTGGCATACAAAAATTTGCTAGACGATTTAACACCAATTGATGTTATTCCGCTCACGCACGAAAAACTTGGACCAGTATTACATACAGTAGCTACCCACGGAATTCAATTTAACGATTTAATTCGAGAATTAGAGGACGACTACAAAAATATTAATTCAGCGTTTACTAAATTTGACGACACCATTGAGAAAGTCAAAGAAGAACTTGCATCAATAATTTCCAATCAGGAATCGGCGTATTTTCAAGAAAGTTATAGACTATATGATCAAGAAATGGTGCATGACTCAGCTGAATACATTTTAGATCGACGGCCTACTCTGGAACACTCAGCATTTGATTTTATCAAAGGAAGAATTGGGCTGTATGGTGACTGGCATCATGCAGGTATGATTATTCGTCCGGGTCGAGAAGATTGGATACGGCAATTGGTTGGTTGCGATCCGTTGTATCTTGTTGATGTTACCAATGAGTTGTTAGATCCTGCTGTATTAAAATTTAGTAGACAATATCAACGTCGACTACGATCGTATGTGATCCAAGAATCATGTGAACACACTATGCTGGATAACATCCCTGACAATCAATTTGGGTTTTGTCTTGCTTATAACTTTTTTAATTTTAAACCATTTGAAGTAATCAAATGTTACCTTATTGAAATATACAAAAAACTCAAAAATGGTGGAACATTTGCTATAACATTTAACGATTGCGACCGTGCCGCAGGAGTTGAATTGACCGAGCGTAGCTTTATGTGCTACACACCCGGCGCAATGGTATTAAATCTTGCACGTTCAATAGGGTATGAAGTGAGACAAACATTTCATGTAGATGCGGCCAGCTGTTGGGTAGAATTGCGTAAGCCGGGTACATTGTCCAGTATTAGAGGTGGACAAAGTTTGGCCGAAATCGTTGCAAAATCTAAATAACCCTTGTATAATACTTTTAACACTTTGGAGAAAATATGAAAGACCACTTACTAGACTTAGTACAACACACATTCGATCTTGGCTGTATCGACCTAATTAAGATTACAGGAACAGAAACCGAAACTGTCATCGACGGCATGGCCGAAGATCGTTCAGTTGTAGTCCAGGCTAAATTTTTAAATCCAGTTCCTGACTTTATTGGCACATTTGGCATGCCTAATCTAAGCAAACTTAAAATTCTATTAAACTTGCAAGAGTATAAAGAAAATGCTGAGATCACTGTCAAGCGACAAGACCGCAATGGTGAATCTGTGCCGGTGGGCTTACACTTTAAAAACAAAGTAGGCGACTTTAAAAACGACTATCGTTTTATGACCAGTGAGATAATTGCCGAAAAACTTAAAACAGTCAAGTTCAAGGGTGTGAACTGGCACATTGAATTCGAACCAACCAATGCAGGAATTCAACGTCTTAAGATGCAAAGTCAGGCCAATGCAGAAGAGCCATCGTTTCAAGCACGTACCGAAGGTACAGATCTAAAATTATATTTTGGTGATCACTCAACACATGCTGGTGAATTTGTGTTCCACTCAGGTATCAGTGGACAATTGAAACGTGCATGGTCTTGGCCCAAGTCACAGGTAATCAGTATTCTAGATCTAACTGGTGATAAAACATTTAAAATCAGCGATGACGGTGCCGCACAGATTACTGTAAACAGTGGCATTGCAGAATACAATTATATTCTTCCAGCACATAGCAAATAAAAGATTGTTATTCTGATGGATCTTAAAGAAAATAATAGCTCAGTCACGCAGGACAATTTAACAGCACAGCAAAGTGACTATGCTGTGTTTTTGCCTGCTATTAGTAGTTTCTATGCTTCGTATGTGGGCAGGCAACGTACTGAACAATATATTGAACCAGCACGTATGCCCACAGCAATCCCTGACATGGAAATGCTTAATTGGCTCAGTCCACAAAAAGGGTTATTTCCATACAAGTACAGTCTTTACTCAGCGGGTCATGCCAACCTAGATCTGGCCAAGGTAGATCCAAAAGAAGACATGGTTCGAAACAGGGATCCAAACAGTCTCATGATTTTGGACTCCGGCGGATTCCAGATAGCCAAGGGTGTATGGCCCGGTCGCTGGGCTGATCCCACAGACAAAGCCGCAGAGAAAAAACGCAGAGCAGTATTAGAATGGCAATGCGGTCTGGGCACATACGGAATGACCATGGATATTCCAACTTGGACATTCCGTGATCCAAAGGCCGCTGCCGCATGTGGTATTTTTAGCTACGACGATGCAGTGAGTGCCACAAAGTACAACAACGAATATTGGATTAAAAATAGACACGGCAATGTCAAGATTCTAAATGTACTGCAAGGTGGTAATCATGGAGAGGCCGACCACTGGTACAGTTTGATGAAGGATTACTGCGACCCTTCCAAATACGAACGACCATTTAACGGCTGGGGCATGGGTGGTCAGAACATGTGTGATGTTCACTTGGTTCTAAAAAGATTAATTACACTAATTCACGATGGTCTATTAGAAGAAGGCCTACATGATTGGATGCACTTTTTAGGTACAAGCAAACTTGAGTGGGCGTGTTTGCTTACTGATGTTCAACGTGCAGTTAGACGTTATCACAATCCCAAGTTCACCATCAGCTTTGACTGTGCCAGCCCTTTCCTTGCCACAGCCAATGGACAAATCTACACCAATCTACGTGTGGAAGATAGAGGCAAGTGGTCTTATCAAATGGAACCAACTGCAGATGATAAAAAATATTCTATCGACACAAGAAGTTTTAGAGATGCAGTAATACAAGACAAAGTACACAGCTTGTTTGAAGACAGTCCAATTAGTTCAAGAATGGGCATTAAGGATGTTTGCATTTATAAACCTGGTGATCTTAATAAGATTGGCAAAGAAGGTCGCACATCATGGGATAGTTTTAGCTATGCTTTGATGATGGGGCACAATGTTTGGCATCACATTCGAGCAGTACAGGAAGCAAATAGGCAATATGATGCAGGCTTGTTGCCCGGAATGCTTGTCCGAGAAACCTTTGATCGTGTAAAATTTAGGGACTTAATAGATAAAATCTTTAGCCTTAAAGACAGACAAAAGAGTCTTGACTTGATTAACCAACATTCGAAGTTTTGGGATCAGATCATAGGCACTAGAGGTTTTACTGGTAAGAAAACAACCAACGCACATACACAATTTAATAACTTGTTTGAAGTTGAAAGCACCCGGTCATCAGATGAGTTTGATGAATCACTTTTAGATCAATTGGAGAATTTAAATGCACAAGGGAAAAATTCGCATGCTTGAGGAGTCACACCGTGTGCTCCATGACAAGATTGACACATTAGAAAAGTCGGGTGTGTACACCGACGAGTTAATGCAAAATCTTAAAAAACAAAAACTAACAGTTTTAGATCAACTGTCAGCACTACGCAAACAACAATACGAATACGAACAAGAGATTCCCTGGGATGATGAACGATGAATCGCGAAGGTCACAATAATATCAAGTTCTTCTTTGGCAAAGAAGTTGAACACACTCCTGCTTATGGAATGAATACTCTTTTTGTAGTTGGATTACAATCGCCCAATGACATTAAAGAAATATTAGATGAGCAAAATAGTCACTCAGATTCTACCCAGCGTATAAAACACATTTACTTTGGCGCAAATATGAGTTTTCCAATTCATATTGAAACCAATGATGCTGTTTTTTGGAATCCTTGGGAAAAATTAATTCAATACTTTTTAGACCTAGGTTATTGGTGTACTCTTGACATTGACCAAAAAAATGTCGAAGGACTGTTGGAAAGCGGATTAGTTGAACATCACTTGTTCATTCCAATGATCAGTGTTAAACTACCTTACATCCAACAACTAGGATACAATGCCACAATTAAACTAGATGATAAAGACTTTGCCGCTACCAATCCTGGCGTCTGGTGTCATAGTCTGCATGAGTTAACAAGGCGCGAAACATTCACTGACTGGACTCAGTATAAAAATGATTCAACGTTTAAATAAGGAAATAAAAATGGCAAAACTAACTAAACTTGCAAAAGTAAATGAAAACATCAGTCTTAATCGTTATGACAACGGCTTCATGGTAGAAGTTGGTGGTCGCGATAAGAAAGAAGAATGGAAGACCGCCAAGGTTATGTGCAATACAGAAGAAGAACTTATTGCAGTGGTCAAAGAGTGGATTTCAATGGACTTAGATAATTAAGGAGAAAAATATGTTTGGTGCAAATTATACTGATAATGGTATTGTAAATTACCGCTCAGCAGAAGAAATCAATTCAGCAATGGGTCGTGTGTATGGACACATGAGTCTTGCTGTAATAGTATCAATGTTTGTGAGTTACTTTGTAGGATCTAGTCCAGAGTTGCTGGCATTCTTTTTTACAGGTTGGTTGAAATGGATTGTGATCTTTTCACCACTTGCGGCAATCTTTGGTGTTGCTATGGTACTAGGTAACAATCCTACTAAGAGTGTGGCACAGTTATGCTTGCATGGCTTTGCGGCCCTGATGGGCCTGAGTTTTGCAATGATCTTTGCTGTGTTCACTATGGGATCAATTGTGTCAGCATTTATGGGTGCTGCCATTCTGTTTGGGGTGATGAGTGGCTATGGCTACTTCACCAAACAAAGTCTAGATAGCATGGGCAAGTTTATGTTTGTTGGACTGATTGCTATTGTTATTGCCAGTATTGTGAATATCTTTATTGGATCAACTGTGATGCAGATGGTGATCTCCGCACTAGCAATTATTATCTTCCTTGGATTGACTGCCTATGACACGCAAAAGATTCGTGAAGAACTCAGTACCGAAACCAGCGACGTGGCCGAAGTTCGTGGTGCGCTGACCTTGTACATGGACTTTATCAACTTGTTCTTGAACCTGTTGCAGTTGTTTGGTGATAGGAAATAATTGTGACTGACCTAGCAACGGCGTTAGAGTCGCATGACTGGAGTTTAGATGGTTATGCAACAAGACCGCAACTGGATCAGTTGATGAAGTCTCATGCTGATGTTGCAGAAGCAAACACACTATGGGAACAACATTGTCCCTGGAGCAAAACCAATGGTGGCTACATTGTCTGGGCCGCTTGCATTACTAAGTAAAGGAGCCAAATCATGGCAACATGGACGCTAAAAACGCTACACAAAAAGTCTGCTGTTGAACGACAGTTCTGGTACAAAGACGGCAAAGTAATCATTCGTGAAGAAGGTTATCGTTGGGGCGAGTTCTATTGCGAAAGCGATGAACAACCTGTTATTGAGCCTGAAGATGGAGAATACAATCTAAGCGAAAGTGATTATGATTGGGAACTGTCAAGTCTTGACGATGGATGTTGGGCTGATTGGACTTTTCCTGAGGACATGACGGAAGAAGAACAAGCAGAGATTGAAACAGCATGGGATGAAGATTACTTTGATGGCATGGAAGAACTAGGTTGGTCAAACAATGACACAGATTACATCTTACAAGGACCGCTAGAGTTGACTGATGAAGAAGGCAATGTTGTATATTCAGGAGAAGAATGATGATGGGTAAATTTTTAGAATGGTGTAATCGCAACAGTAAATCAATTAGCCTTACAATTGGCGGGTTGAATCTACTGTCTGGGCTAAGTGCATTGGTCACAGGTAACTATGCACTTGCCATAGTGGGATTTACAATTGGTGGCGCTCTTATGTTTGACGCTTATCGGGGATTCAAATGAGTGTATATCTTATCAAACCCTTGGAAAAGAAAAGTGTTCAGTGGGTGGTAGAAATGTTTCGCCAAAACGACAATGATACTGTCAGTTGGTTTACCATGCGTGAAACATATCGATGGGGACAAGGATTTATTGAAGAGGATCTAGATTGCAATCTTCCCTGGAAAGAAGACGACATTGCTTATGCTCGAACCGATTGTGGTTGGGGCTGTGAGTTTGACGACAGTATAGGAATCGAATGGGAATTTAGTGATGATATCACTGAAACAGAGCAACAAGAAATCAAAGAATCCTACTACGAAGGTGGCGCCGCCTGGTTATTTGATGGCGAACACGAATGGGGTGTCGAGGATGATCAGGTTGTGATATATGCACCTTTTGAGATTAGTCTGTGTGAAGATGATGGTACAGTGATTGAAGAAAATATTAAATTAAAACCTCGCCCCGCTGCCAGCAATAACTGGCCATTTCCAAACTAAAAATGAATCAGATATATCATATCCAATCTCTCAACGGAGATTTAATTGAGTATTTTTTTGATCCTGATTTGGTAGATAGTTGGTTCCCAGAGAATCTTGATAAAATTAATAATTTAGGCCCAGTTCTAGTTGACATTGTTGATAAAAAGCAATATAATAGCATGAACAAGGACAATACATGAAATGGTTTTGGAGATATCTTTTTAACAAAATAGATAGAGTTGGCTCTGATTGCGAGGCTGTGCCTGCTCGTAATATTAGCAAACACAGTCGACTAATGAATAGTACTGATGATTACCCAGACGGCGGCCTAAATATACAAGTTAAATCTGCTATTGGCGGTAAAATTGTAATCTTTAGGAACTACGATCAAAGAACAGATAGAACAAACCACACAACTTATATTATCAACAGCGATGAGAATTTTTCTGAATCACTAGGTAAAATTATAACTACTGAAAGTCTTAAATTATGAATCAAGAGCAACGAGAAAAAATTGATAGAATTAAACAATATGCAGAACGAAAAATCTGGGTCACGTTCCGCAAAGAAGGCATCCACAAGTATCCGGCAGCCTTGGAAGACCCGCAACTAGCAACAGGAGATGAATATGATGTTTCGTTTTTGGGCTATCCTCATCGTCATATTTTTCATTTCAGGGTTTGGATTGACGTATTCCACAATGACCGAGATGTGGAGTTTATACAATTCAAGCGTTGGCTCGAAAAATTGTATTCTAGCAACCAAGGTGTACTGTCGTTAGACTACAAGAGTTGCGAAATGATCTCAGACGATCTGTACTTGCAGATTGCCGAAAGGTATCCTGACCGTGCGGTCTGGATTGAAGTGGCCGAAGATGGTGAGAACGGCGCTTTGATCAAGTATGAAATTTCTCGCTCAAGTTTGTCAATCAAAATTTAATAGGAAATAGTATGGCCAAGCCTACATTTAAAACCAACCCTCGTCTTAATCAAATTTTTGAAGAGCTAGAAAAATTTCTAGATTTTTGTATTAGATTTGGCTATCGTTACAACGAAACCGATTTGTATAACTGGAAGAGTTATGCATGGCAACAATACAGCAAACATGCCCAAGGCAAAAACGCCAAGGACATGTGGACTGCTGACACAAGACCTTAAGGGTTAATATGAGAAAACTATTCTACATGGGCTTGGAAAGTTACGAAGCCCGTTACACACTACAACTCACTGAATGGAATCGACGTGTATTTGAACGTCGAGGCATTGATGTAGTGTATGTTCCTGGATCCACTATAGACAATACTAAAAGTATTAGTGTAGGACAGGTTTTAGACGCACACGGGCGCAGTTACTTTGGCATGAGTCAGATGATGAATCTTGTACAGCTGATGCGTAATGGTGAATGCTCAGGAAAAGATGTTGTGTACTTTGAAGACATGTTCCAGCCAGGCATTGAAAGCTTGCCTTATATCATGAATCAGATTCCAACAGAACAAAGACCTCGTGTGTATGTTCGTTGTCTGGCACAGGCTATTGATCCCGACGACTTTGTACATGTATGGGGCATGAGCAAGTGGATGAGTTTGTATGAACAAATGGTCAATGAATTTGTTACAGGTGTACTGGCTACCAACGAAGAAATGGTAGCCCACATGCGTATTGCCAATTGGACTGCACCTATCTACAATATTAGCGGTTTAGCATTTGGCAAAGAAGAAGTGTTAGAACGCATAGGTGGCACAGCAAATATCAAACCATTTGCCGATCGTAAAATGCGGGTAGGGTTTGCCGCAAGATTTGACCAAGAAAAGCAACCAGGTTTCTTTATGGACCTGGCTGAACGTGTTCAAGAAGAACAGCCTCAGATTAGCTTTGCTATCTTCTCTGGAGGTCCGTTGCGGTCAAACAATAATAATTATGTAAAACGTGCTCGCAAATTACAAGCTAGTGGATTACTTGAGATTCATGAAAACTTAACTAAAAATGAGTATTACTCTCTTCTTAATGACACTCGTGTTCTTTTCAATTGTGCTCTTCAAGACTGGGTGTCAAACACAGTTTCAGAAGCTGACACACTTGGCGCTAATGTGCTTTACCCTGCTTATCGTAGTTTTCCAGAAACATTTGCTAACGACCTAGACCGTCTGTACATTCCCTGGAGTGAGGATGATGTAGTTAGAAAACTTAATAATCTATTAGAAAAATCTCATCATAACATTGGTCTCATCAGTGACTGGAACAACGGAACTATTGATAGAATCTGCGATATCATGCAAGGCAAAGGAGAGCAATGGAATCGTGCAGGCAATCGATATCGAGACCATGTGGCTGGCGCAAAATATAAAGTTAGGAAAGTTGAATGAATGTTGACTCTTATAAATTAGTAGTAGTTACTGGTGCTGCCGGGTATATCGGTGGACAAACAATGATTTCGTTAAAGCGGTTAGGGTACATAGTTCTTGGAGTTGATCAGAATACGTTGCCCAAACATTTAATGTTGGTACCAAATCAATTCCATCGAGGGGATTTTGCATCTGAGGAAATCATCAATGTCATCGAGGCCGCCAGGCCAGCCGCGGTCATTCATTGTGCAGGAACTAGTCTAGTTGGACCCAGTGTTAAGAATCCAAAAGAATACTGGAATAATAACATTGCAAAGAACATACAATTTCTGGATAGAATTTGTAGTATTCCAGCAGAATATCGTCCCAAAATTATCTTTAGTAGTAGTGCTAGTGTTTATGGTAATCCAATTATGACTCCTTGTCACGAAGTTGATCCTTGCGAACCAATTAGTCCATATGGAGAAACAAAACGGGCTATGGAATGGATTTTAGAAGGATATAAAGTAGCTTATGGATTAGAATATGTTGCATTCCGATATTTCAATGCCTGCGGTGCAGATAGTAAAATACAGCACGGGCAAGCACCCAATGCAACACACATTATTGCTCGTGTGTTAGAGAGTTTACGGGATGGTCAAGAATTCACTCTCAATGGTAACAATTATCCCACTGCTGACAAAACCTGCATTAGAGATTACATTCATGTTGAGGACATTGCACATGCACACATATTGGCAATTGATGCAGAACTTCCTAGTGGGACTTATAATCTTGGAACCAGTACAGGATCAAGTAATCAGGACATTATCAATTCAGCAGAAAAAATTACAGGATTAAAACTACAGGTAAAAATAGGTCCACAAAGAGATGGTGATCCGGAGATCCTGACTGCCAGCGCAGATAAATTTAGTTCTTTAACCAATTGGAAACAGCAGTTTTCACTAGATGATATAATTAAACATGCCTGGCTTTGGTATAATAGAAAACAGTAAACTTTGGGTATTTGGACAAAGTATGTCCTTGCCTTACAATATTGGGTCACCCGAACATGGATGGCCCAATCTTCTTAGTAAAAAGCTAAATATAGAGTACGAAAATTATGCTCAAGCAGGAGCAGATAATTTTTTCATTTATCATACGTTTTTAGAAAATCTTAACAGAATTACAGACAACGATTTGGTAATAATTGGATGGAGTCACCCATCACGAAAATCCTTTATCATTGACAATGATAACCCAGTACACACAGAAGCTATTAAAAAAAGTTTAGTGTATACCACCAAAACAAAACAGTTATTTCGCAGTAATAACAATTTTCTTAACACACAAAAAAAGTGGTCAACATTGACTCCTACGTCAACTGGGATCAATTTTTATGATAATTGGTTTGACAATTATTATTCGTTATACGAACAAACCTGCAATTTTCTAAGTTACACCGATAGTGTAAAATTGCGGTGTCCTGGGACTTATGTTCCGTTTTATTTTAGCAAAGAAAGCACACAAGATTTAAAACTTGTTGGTGCTGGATATATGTTGGATTTCATTGTTGACAACAATGTTGCGATAAGTAAAAATGATTGTCACCTTAATGATTATGGTCACCAAATGTGGTCAGAGCATATTTACAATTATATAAAAAAATCAAAAAATGCATAATGTTTACTTACTACAGCCCGCACATGGAAATGTGTTTGGCGGAACCGAAGGGTATTGGTTGCCGTATTCTGTAGGATGCCTTTGGAGTTTTGCTGTACAAAACCCGGTGATTAAAGATAACTTTGCACTTAAAGAGTTGGTCTTTAAAAGAATGTCAATTGACGAAACAATTAAAAACTTTGATAATCCATCCGTGGCAGCATTTAGTTGTTATGTCTGGAATTACGAATATTGTAAAAAACTAGCCGAGGCTATTAAAGAAAAATGGCCCAAGTGTCTTATTGTATTTGGTGGACCACAAGTTACTAAATTACCCTATGAAAAATCTTTCTTTAAGAAACATCCATATGTTGATACAATTGTCAATGGTGAAGGTGAGCCGGCATTTTTAGATATACTATTATCATTATATCATAATAAACCAATTAAAAAAGTTAGTACGTTTGCTAGAATGGCCAACTTAGAGTACCCAAGCCCATACACATCGGGTGTGTTTGATAAAATAGTCAAGGATAATCCTGAGTATTACTGGCAAGGAGTATTAGAAACCAACCGTGGATGCCCGTATTCATGTACTTTTTGTGATTGGGGTAGCTTAACATACAGCAAGGTTCTTAAATTTGCAGAAGATCGGGTACTAGACGAGCTTACTTGGATGGCTAACAATCGTGTTGCATATTTGTTTATTGCTGATGCAAATTTTGGCATGCTCTATGAAAGAGATAAAAAGTTTGCACAACACATCCATCAATTACAAAACACAAAGGGATTTCCGCATGTTGTTATTGCCCAATGGGCTAAAAATGCAAAACAAAAAATTATAGAAATTGCAAAAATATTTTTTAGTAATGATAAAAATAGAGGATTTACTGTCAGTGTGCAAAGCATGAACGACCAAGTTCTCGATGCTATCAAAAGAAAGAATATGGAAATCAGCGATCTTAAAGAAATGCTAGAAGAATGTTTTAAAAATGGTATTCCAGCATACACTGAAATGATCCTCGGACTACCCTATGAGACCTATGAAACTTGGAAACAAAATCATGGGCTGATACTCGAGGCCGGGCAACACAACAGCCTGGATGTTTGGCTTGCACAATTATTAGAAAACTCAGAACTCAACAGCTATGAGCAACGGACTCTGCACCAGATTGAAAGTATTGCTGTTCCAAAGTTTGTAACTGGTGCATTAGTTAATGAGGGTGATGATATTATGGAAAAAGAAGTAGTAGTCAAAGCCACAAAGTACATGCCCCTTGAGGATTTTGTTAAGAGTTATTTGTTTAGTTATATTATAATGACTTATCACTATAGTGGCATCACGCATATTCTAAGTAGGTTCCTAAGAAAACATAAAAATATCAGTTACTACGATTTCTATTCTCAAATTGAAAATAAAATTGTTAACGGTCCTAGTACTAGTTTACTGACTCAAGAATACTATAGAATGAAGAATTTTATTGTTTCTTTTTTAGAAAGTGGCGAAAGTATTATTCCAAACAGGGATGGGCATAGTGCGCTTTGGACCAGTATCCACATATTGTTTGATAATGTTGATTTGACGCTTGAAGAAATTTATCAAATTATTAACAACGAATTTTGCGAGTTGGATCCTGAAATTTATAAAGAAGTAATGTTGTTGCAATCTGATTATCTACATCATTATGAAGGTAGTTACCCGTATACTGTTGACTATCAATACAACATTTACGATTATGTGTTCAACAACTCTGACGAATTAAACGTTCCAAACACACTTGAAATTTCGTATCCATTTAAGCATAAAAACAAACAGGACTTCTTTGAACAATTATATTTTGGTCGACGAGCATCAGTATCAAAAAACAGAATTAACAAAATTGACAATGTTTGACAAAATATTAAAATTTGAACAAGCTCTAGCAGAGTTTACCGGTGCGCCATATGCAATCATGACTGATTGTTGTACGCATGCTATTGAACTGTGTTTGCGATACGATCAAGTCAAGGAGTGCAAGTTTACTCCTTATACCTATTTGAGTATTCCAATGACCATGCACAAGTTAGGTATCAAATACGAGTACCTTGATCATGCCTGGCAACGCTGGGTCGGCGAATACCCTTTTGTAGGCACACGCATTTGGGATTCAGCACGTAGACTCGAACAAGATATGTATCGTCCGGACACATTGACCTGCCTGAGCTTTGGGCATGGCAAACCACTTCACATTGGTCGTGGTGGTGCTATCTTGCTGGATGATGTCGAAGCCTACAATATCATGCTGGCTCAACGCTACGACGGCAGAGACTTAGCTATCAAGCCATGGGAATCACAGCAGGTGTTCAAGGTGGGTTATCATTACAAGCCCACCATAGAAGAAGCAGAAATTGGTTTGGACCTGCTCAACGTAATCAAGGTTAATAGGCCGCAACCCGTGTATGTTGATTATCCAGACTGTAGACAAATAACCATTGAGGATTAAAAAATGTTTGTACAAAAAATTAAACTAGACTATAATTTTGGTATTTTTCTAAATGCCGACTATACCACACACGAAGATACCTGTATCAAACATCAGGTGACCGAAATGGCTGACATCTATGCATCCTATGGTGGATTGCCAAAAAGTTACTGTTATGAAAATACTAAAATTAATCAACTTTGGTGGACTCCGGATCAGATAGACTTTATAGAAATTGGTCAACAGTTAGGTATGGAAATTGTCACTATGTCAAGTATTAGACAACAACCTGGCTGTATAACCACCTTGCACAAAGATACATTCTACCAAATTAAAAAACGATTTCCTGAACGTACTGAACTAAAAGTCAGAGCCAATGTCTATTTGGAAGATTACAAATTTGGGCAAATGATTCAATACATTTCCCCGGACAATACTTTTGAAACCAGTGTTGGTTGGAAACAGGGCGAGGGCTGGATGTGGGATAGTGATATCCAACATCTAAGCTGTAATGCAGGCATGGAAGACAAATATACTCTCCAAATTTCAGGCTTTAGGATTTGACTTTTTTAAATAAATCTGTTAAACTTAATAAATATTCTTGCTACACAAAGGTAGCAAATATCAAAATTTAAAATCCGCGTAAGGAAGGATATCAATATGTCATACAACAAAACAAAATGCGACCCTGAATTGGGTCTACTAGTACACAAACACTTGGTCAAGTGTGGTGTAGAAACTCCTACATTTCAACATGCAGTTGATCGTAAAGATAAAATTGAGTTAATCGAAAAAGACTTTAAACATATCATGGAAGTGTTGGGTTTAGACCTTAGTGATGATAGTCTAATGGATACACCAAAGCGTGTGGCCAAGATGTATGTTAATGAAATCTTCTGGGGTCTTGACTATGAAGCGTTTCCAAAATGTACTACAGTTGACAACAAGATGAAATACGATGAAATGGTTATTGAACGTAATGTCAACGTACAAAGCAATTGCGAACATCACTTTGTTGTGATTGATGGTGTAGCAACTGTGGGTTACATTCCCAAACAAAAAGTCTTGGGCTTATCTAAGATCAATCGTGTTGTTGAATACTTTAGCAAACGTCCACAAATTCAAGAGCGTCTGACAGAACAGGTATATCATGCTCTACAATACATTCTTGACACTGATGATATTGCGGTGGTAGTCGATGCTCAACACTATTGTGTAAAGAGTCGCGGCGTAGAGGACACAGGATCGTCAACAGTTACTAGCAAACTTGGCGGAGTATTCAAGAGTGATCCATCAGTTCGTAACGAGTTTATGAATATTGTTAATGCGTGTAAAAGAAATTAATATATGAATAACGTAAACGAATACAATGTATCCAAATTTAAAGAAGAGTTTCTGAATACAGATTTATACCGGACTCTCGAAAAAGACTTTGACCATTTAGTCTGGACCAAACACTGGCCGTATCAAAAACATGCAAGTACTCCTAGACAAATGTGGGGAGATCGGCTACGAGAGACTTATTTTTCTCTAACACCTTTTTATTATCTAAAACCATTGTTGGAAAAATCTCCGGACACAATATATGATATAGGATGTGGCTGGAATATTTTTAAAAAATATATACCTAATATTGTTGGTGTAGATTTCAATGATGACTATCGAGACATTGATGATCAATTTGATGATGAATATGTTAAAAATCATCAACAATATTTTGAATCAGTATTTTCAATTTGTGCCTTGCATTTTTGTTCATTAACTAAATTTGAGAATCAAATACAACAATTTGTTTCAATGATCAAACCTGGCGGGCGAGGATATCTGGCATTAAATTTTCAAAGATTCACTGACTTTACAAGTGAAACTGATTTAATTAAACTTTTTAACACAGCAAAGCCCAACGGTGCAATGTACAATCAGTTTATCCGTGATGCGTTATCAAATATAGATTGTAATTATTTGATTGTGGACGTTGACATTAGCACTCACAATGAACAAATGGACGGAAATATTCGTATTGTGGTAGAAGCCAAGTAGTCAAGCTTCAGCGGTCTTTAGAGCATCATCCCGCTATACAAATTCTGCTGTCTATGCTATAATTTAACATAGGAGAAAAGCATGTCAGACAATTTTAACGCAGTAGTCGAGCAAAAGTATCGTCCGGTGACCTACAAGTTTACCAGTACCAAAGAGTACATTGATGCATTTCCGTGTGCCTACCGACAGTGGAGAGCCGACAGTCATTGTAACTTGAATCATGGTTACTCGTTTAGTATGAAGTTTTACTTTGGTACCAACCACCTTGACGTCCGCAACTGGGCCGCTGACTATGGTGGTCTCAAAGAACTTAAAAAGATTTTAGAAGATCAATTTGATCACACAACCTTGGTCAGTGCCGATGATCCGGAACTAGAATTCTACAAAGAAATGGAACGTCGTAAACTGGCCAAGCTCACAATCTTGCCCCGAGTTGGATGTGAATCACTTGCAGACATGCTGTACAAGTATGTGAACGGTGTTTACATTCCTGACTTTTGGGGAGAGTACGAAGCAAGTCGTTTATGGTGCTACCGAGTGGAAGTGCGTGAAACACAAGCAAACATGGCTTTTAGAGAAGGCCATAGAGAATGGAACGAGGATTTATTTGAATGAAATTAATTGAAATACCAGCTTTAATTTTAGAGCCAAAATATGATGTGGCTGTATTATTACCCACACGAGGACGCACAACTGCATTGCTCGATAGTCTAAACAGCCTGATTGACCACGCCGATGATGTAAAATCAATACAAATTTTACTGGGCATGGATGATGATGACACAGAGTCTATTGAGTGGGCGGCAAAAAATATTTTTAAAGATTTTGACAGTCGAGGTATTTCAACGTCAATATTGGAATTTAAACCGGTTGGCTACACTCGCTTGAATGAATATGTAACAGCACTGGCTAAAAAAAGCAATGCACGTTGGTTAATGTTCTGGAACGACGATGCACTCATGCAAACACAGGGCTGGGACAGTCGAATAAAAGAGCACACCGGTAAGTTTCGTGTGTTGAGAATGCCCACACACAATGAACACCCTTATGCTGTATTTCCAATTGTGCCAAGAGATTGGTTAATGTTATTTGATTATCTAAGCGCACATCAACTTTCCGACGCATGGATTAGTCAGATTGCCTATATATTGAATATCATGGAAACTATTTCCGTTGATGTACTACACGATCGACACGACCTAACCGGTAATAATAACGACGAAACTTTTCAGAATAGAATTATGTACGAGGGTCGGCCTGAAGATCCTAGAGACTTTAATCACTTTGACCATCGACGTCAACGCTTTTTAGATGCTAGTCGAATTGCTTGGTTTATGCATGCTCGAGGTGAAGATGTTAGTTGGTTTCAGAATGTA